AAATTCTTTAGTTTTTGCTAAGTGTGATAATTTAATTTCTTGGCCAACATTTGTTTGAAATTTTATCGTGGCCAAACTTTGTTTTTTCTCTATTTGTGAGGCAATTTTTTTATCATAAATTAACTTAACTTTTTTGGTTCCCTTTACAGGAGACACCAATTCAAAATCTTCACCTTGCTCATATTTCTTGAGAAAGATGCTTATTCTGTATTCTCTACCAGGTTTGGTTAATTCGGATCCGGATAAATTGGCTGCCATAGTCGCAAAAAATGGTTGTTTTTATCTATTTATCTGATTATTTGTATGTCTTTTCCAGAGGTCCAAATTTCGATTTCGTTTCTTAATCGACCATCAGACTTTAGGTTCTCATAACGGTTTATTGCCTTCTTTTTCCACCAGTCTATGATATTTGACAAATCAAACTTATCATAGTTTTCGTCTGGTATCAACTTGTCTGTTTTGCAGTTCACATAATCAATAAAGTTCTTAAAACCATAATTAGAATAATAGTATCTCTTTTGTTCGGTCAAGTTCTTTGCATTACTGATTATCTGTTCGAATTTTTCTAGTTTTGGACTATCTTTTAATGCTGACCTAGTCAATGAAATAATCTTCATGCTGATCTTTAATTTTCTACTTGAAATATTGTCATCAACAATTTTACCAAGCTTATCTTCAACAAAGTTTTTCAAATCTTCGTATGGTTTACCGTGCATCATAGGCAAAAAATCTGAATCTGTCAATCCTTGATAGCGAATTAGTGGTTTCATGCCATCATATTGTGAAACTTGTTTGGTACTACCATATAAACTGGTTGTTTCAAAGAGGCAAGTTTCCATATTGTATTTTTTGTCCAATAATTTTTTCACCTGGTGAGAACAACAAATAGCAGCAAGTAATTTACCACCAAGATAATTATAACCAAATGGTTGCGATGGTACAATAACAAAACCCATGATTGCAGACTGATTGAATCGTTTAGACCAGTCAGGATTCTGCGTAAAAACTTGTCCAAGAAGATCATTACGAGGTTTACAGTTGATGACTGGTGATCCCATTCGAATGAACCCCACATACTTTCCTGTATTCTTCTCTTTAATACCAACTCTGAGTTGTTTGCCTACCGGTTGAATGTTCACATGAGAACTGGTAATTGCCAAAAGTGTTTCCCATGTTTCATTTGGAGTTTCCTCAATAACAAAATCCATGTCTGCTGGTGACATAGAGAAATCTGAAAACAGATCATCTTCTGGTGGAAATAATGATGTGGGAATCTCTGATAGTGAATTTATTTTTTGATCACGCATATATTCATCTATGCGATCAAAATTGCCAAAGTAATCCTCAAAGACCTTTGCACAATGCAAAGCGTCATCGACACTCAATTTCATACTTTGAATCCTTGAAAGCTTTTCTTCTCACCATTACCAAAAGTATTGATAGGTTTGTCTTGGCCTTTATGACCAGCATCAACAATATTATTTTGTGCAGCCTGTTCAATATCAAATAACTTCATTTTTGCTCTGTCGATACCAACAGTAAATCTCTTATGAAATGTTGGATCATTATAACGATTCTTCAATTGTTTCACCATAATTTGGCCAAGTTGGTCCAAATCTTCAGATGAAATCAAAGCAAACATTAAGTCCGCTGTCGCAGGTAAGCCAAACGATTCTGAAGTATCTTCCAGTCCCGGATCACTTGATGTATACCCGCTTCTAGTGGTTTGGGTCGCACTAACAATAGGTACATTGAATTCCACAGCCAGTCCCCGTAACTCCTCAGCAATTGCTTTGACATAGGTGTACGAGTTAATAGAAGCGCCAGGTTTAATCCTAGCAGAACAGCAAATATTAAGGTAGTCAATAAAAATAATATCGGGAACAAAAGAACGCTTAAGATTAAGTTCATTTAGTAGAGTTCTGAAGTGAATTACTGAAGCTGATGCGGTTGGATATTCTTTGATGATTAGTTTGCCGGTCGTTTTATCTCGAACACGAGCGACCTTCTTATCATATATATCTTTTGGCAATTCTTGAAGATCACCAATATCAACATTTAAAAGATTTGCATCAATACGTTCTGCAATCTTTTCTTCAGACATCTCTAACGTGAGGTAAAGAACATTTTTACCTTGAACCATACAGCCAGCGGCAACATGGCACATAAAAAGAGACTTGCCAACACCAGTGCCAGCAAGGGCAATATTAAGAGTTTTATTTGGAAGGCCACCTTTTGTAATCTTGTTAAAATAATCAAGATCAAATGGGATTCTTTCTTCTTTTCTGTGATAAAATTCGAATCGGTCATCAGAGTTCTCCAAGTAGTCATGCCCAACAGAATTATCAAAACTTACCGATAAGGCGTCCGATAATATCTTGGGAATCTGACCTTTGTCGTGTTGTTTGTCTTTGCCATCGAGAATAGAAATTGACCCAAGTACTGCGTTGTATATTGCTTTCTCTTGACAAAACTTTTCGGTTTTATCAACAAGCCATTGAATTTCGGTACTTGTTTCTTTATTATCTTGTATTTCTTTGAGATAATCCTCACATCTCTGTACTTCATCATCTGTGAGATTAGTCTTTTCTTTGACGGCAATACTAAGTGCTTCAATTGTTGGCGAGCTATTGTAAGTTTGAGTGAATGATGTAATTTCATTGTAGATTACTTTTTCGGCATTCGTTGTAAAATACTCTTTCTTTAAAAATGGTAATACTTTTCTTAGATAATCCTCATTAAACACCAGGTTTTTCAGTATCGTTTGTTCCAACTTCATCATTGTCCTCAATTCTCATAGCTAATAGATGTACCAAAAAGTCTCCAACATATCTAATAAAATCTGGATCTTTTTGTAATTTTTTTGGCTTTGTATCTTTACATTCTATCACATCAAAAGCAAATTGTAAATGAGCGGCATCATCTTTTTCTTCAATTTTTAACTTACCATATTTAATAGTGGTATCTGCATATTTGCCTTTTAGGAATTTAATATGTACCGCTTGTGTATCGTTTGATGGTGTAAGGAAAGAATAATCAACATTAACGACCATACTATTTGCATATTCTTCAACCGTCAGTTCTGTCTCGCTGCTCATTTCTTTTCTCCTGTATTGTTTTTTCACCCCATATTTTTCTTGGGTTTCCACACAAAGAACAATCTGAATTACCACAGTCAGCCCAATGTTTCTTGGCATATCTGTGTATACTGTCAACTACAATACCATAAATTTTTGCAATCTTAGATTGTTTTTTTGCGTGAGTTTCTGATTTCAGTCTGCGTTTAGAATGTCTAAGTTTTGAATAATCATCACTCATCCGTATCACCATTTATCGTTGCAACTTCAAATGCTTCATCAACATCTTCATTCTTAATAATATCTGTTGCTGCTACACGATATTTGTTTTCGACAAATTCACGGAACTTTTTGTCTTTTAATATTGACATCCAAAAGTCTTTGCTGTCAACTTCTTTGATTCTATATTTCTTATCTTCAATTTCACCAGTCTTTACATCAACCTTACTGTACCAACCGTTGGATGGCTTAATAACGTGGCCAGATTCGAGTGCAATATCAAGTAAACCAGACCAACGGCTAATGCCGCCATCAAAAGATACAGTAACGGGAATTTTAGATTTTTCTTTAACATAACGAGATTTTTCAACATTGATAATAAAGTTGTAACCGACAATTTCTGTTCCTTCCTTTTCTTGTTGTCGCCCAATAATAAAAATATTATCGGCAGAATAATACGAACCTGTTCCACCACCAACAATATCTTTTGGAAACATACCAATTTCTTTGTAAGTATGATTAACAACAATCATTGGTATATCTTTCAATGATAAGTGTGGTGTGACCATACGAAATAAACTTTTAACTTGTTTTGCACGAGACATATCTGCAACAGATTTTTGTTCTAAGGCATCTTCAACTTCTTTTTTAGATGCTAGATTACCAATCGAATCAACAACAATAATCAACCTGTCGCCACGCTCGAGATTGGTTAACTGTTGCATGATATCAAATTTTAATTGCTCAATGTCGGTAATAGGAGTGTGCAGAACACGATTAGTGTCAATACCAAAGCTGTCAAAGTAGGATTGAGGAGTACCAAATTCTGAATCATAGAATAAAAGCGCTGCATCATTATATTTCTCCAAATAAGATTTCGCCATCAATAATGAAAATGCGGTCTTGAAATGTTTTGATGGGCCTGCCCACATTGTAAGACCTGGTGTTAAACCGCCATCCAATTTACCACTAAGTGCCACATTGACAATTGGCACAGAAGTAGGAATCATATCTTTCTCAGTAAAGAATTTTGATTTTGCTAGAATAGAAGAATCTTTGATACTACTATTCTTTTTAATTTTGTCAAGTATTCCCATAATTCACCTTTCAATTGAATCCATCGTTTCTATTTCTTTTTTCTTTAAAAGCATACTCTGCATCATAATCATACTTAGGTTCTAGTTTTTTAACCGGTTCTTCTGTGTATACTCCAGGAGAAATGTGTGTAGTCTTTACTTCTGGTGGAGTAACATAATCTCCAGGTCTTTCCATAGGCATTTCATCTTGTTTGCCTATAGGAGGTATTGTTACGCCAGACACGGGATCAATTTCAATATCGGCTAAATTATTTTTTTCAATCTCATCAATATTTTCTTTCTTTGGCTCTGGT